ACACGACCAGTCTGTTCGCCACCTCCCGCCGCTTTGATACATGCGACGTTGGCAGCGGTTAACTTTCCCTCGCCGTTCCCTCCTAGATGGCGTTGACCATCCATAGTATATTCTTCTCTGAAGGTTACAACAGATTTACCACCGATACCGAAGAATCCATTCTTCTTATCGACGAACTTCTCAACCTCCATAGTTTTGGGATCGTTACCTTTGTAATCGATCTCATATCCATTACGACCAACTTTTGCAGTGTAAGATGAATACTCACCTACAGGCGGATTGATGGTTGGAAATTTATTGCTATTAGCAATCATTCCAATCATACCAATATGTCCGATACCAAGAATAACACCGAGCCCACCTGCAAACCAGTGTAGGGGTTTCATTGTCCTGGTAGTTTAACGGGAACAGGCAGACTTGTCGCCTCAGGCATAGCCTTAGGAACTGCGCTATCCAACATGCCAGGAAGTGCCCCTGTAAGCGCCTCTGCTGCCGCTGCAGCGATCTTCTCCTTAGCGGATTCGATCAGTGCATCTCTTTGGAAATAAACATATGCTCCACCACCGACGATGCCTGAAACACCGACGAAGGAGAGCACTGCGAGTACGTTAATAATTTTTTGCATGGTTATAATTTGTAAGTGTCATCTGTAGAGATTTTGATTGGTGCCTGTTCAATTCTAATTGTTTGAGCAGGTGCAGTTTCTTTTGCTGCAGCAATCAATCTCTCCATATCTTCTTTACTGATCCCGCCGCCACCATTACCATTACCATTCTTACCTTTCGCAGTTTGGACTCCGAACGTAGCTAAAACCCCAGTAAAGACCGAGGCTATGAATGTCGGATCGAGATCTTGTTCAGGGAACTGAAGTGCCTTGGGCAAATCTACATATGCCAAGGTGAGAATACCACCAGACCATACTAAGATTCCCAGTCTTACAAATGTAGACAGAATTGCCAACTGTTCTTCTTTGTCTTCAGATGCCTCTTTGAGTTTACTGAGAATACCTTTCTTTTTAGGTTCTTCTTTCTTTTTTACTTCTTCTGGCATATATCAACAAAGCATGGCAGCTCTATTTATGATTCTGAAACTTGCCTTTTCTTTCCAATATTATACTTAGACTCAAGAGTCCAATCACCCTTTTCTTTATATGCGATGACTTTGATCTGACTAAGTGGCGCTGCCTCTTTGATCAGAGTTTCGTTTACAATTTCTACAAGACCCCAGTCAGACAATAGTTTGATGATTCTATTCCTACGCTGAACATCGTTCTCAGAAAGATTTGCTTTCTTTCCATCAAGCGCAAATAACTCTTTGAAGTGTACAATGTAATACTGACCTTTCTTGTGAAGAATATGGCAAGACTGATATAACTTTTTCTCTTTTCGTGATGCCACACCGATACGGGTAAGGGTTTCACGCACTTTGAGAAAGTCGTCTGGTTCTTTCAGACTCACTTCAATCATATCATCTTTAGTCCAATGGACCTCCTTAACTTCATTCATTTCTTACCCCCTTTATTCAATTTGGTTCTAATGACATCGAGTTGTGTAGGTGTAAGTATCCTAAGTGCTTGCTTTGCTTTTTCATTGGAGTATCCATAGTATTGCTTTACAAGTTCAAGATCATCAACCTTTTGTTTCTTACCCCAAGGAGAAAATCTCTTACGGGGTCTCACGATATTTATAAAGAAATCGTATTGTAATTTCTTATCGAGATGCTGATACTGATTCATCTCATTTGCAATCATGATTGTGTCCATGTGTTGAGACATGCACTTGTTTATGACATAAGAAGGATAGTTCTTTTCCCATGCAGGATCATCATCCTCCATGAGATTTTTCTTAGTCTGATTAATTGTGTTCAAATAATCCTTTAGAGGATAGCGTTCATCGTAAGGCATCGTATTCTTGAATAAGAGTTTCTTTAAGTCCTATGGAATCTACATTCATATCTCTCATCTTATCAAAATAATTATCTAACATGCAACCATCGCTTCTAACATAATGCAAGAATGCCTGAATATATTCCTTACCAAAGAAACGATCTCTCCAATGTGGTGCGATACATCCAAGATATATCATAGCATCACCAGGACCCAGCATTACTGATTGAGGTTCTCCTTTAGAGTTTTCAATATAGATGGTCCATGGCACATCACCATCCAAATGTAGAGTAACTGAGATCTCACATGATGGGCGATCCATATGTCTTGCTAGGACACTATCTTCTCTATAGATGCGTGAATAACAATATGAGGGCAACACATATGCACCAAGAACATTAGAAACTTGCAATGTTTGATTGCAAAGAATTTCTAATGCATCTTTCTGATTGTATTTGGATGCAGAGTTTGGTGCCTGATCATCACCAGGATAATTCCAAATTGCATCTTCGTCTCTAAAGCGTTGTGCTATATCCAGTGCTTCACCAGCGGGAATAAATCCTGGTACAATAATATAATTATTTTCCAGTAATTGTTTATTCATACCTCGTAGTTGAGAAGTAATAGTTCTTTGCGTGTTTGTTGATCTTTCATATATTCACCTACAGATCTCATCGTATATGTGTGATCATATTCATAGGGTCTCCAGTTAAGAAACCTAGATTTAATTAGGTTAGAAGAGTTATAAGAAACCATTTGATCGCACTTGAATTTATCACAATCAAAATAAAATCGATCGTGGTCGAATCCTTTATGCATTCCACCTTTCTTACCATACAAGTTTGACTTGATATCATAAGGAGGATCTAGATATACAAAGATATCTTTCTCATCAGTTAGTAGTTGCTCATACGACAGGTTAGTGATGTTCCACTTTCTGATGAGTTGGGAATAGTACGGGAGTTTTTCGATTCCTCGCAAACTAAAGTTCGAGTCGGACGCCTGCCTGCTAAAGGATGAGGACTCAGAGAGACCAGAAAAAGAGCACTTGTTAACAATATAGAAAGCGACAGCACG